AGTGTTCTAAAAAAATTAAACATATTTATTTTAATGTATATCCTAATCCATCATCTCGTCAATAAGTTATAGATATTTATACACTATCATCACATTTCCACATAATAAAGTGATTCATAGTTGAACGACACATATGACAATTCATATTAAATTCACTTCTTGGATTTTTTTTCTCTAAATCTGTCATAATACATTCAGTACATATCATTGAACTGCAAATATGACAACCAACAAATCCTTTATCAACTTCCTTATTATTATCATAACAAATCGGACATGTATGAGATATTAATTTAAAATGTTTCGCATTTATATTTGCTTCATTACATTGAAGTAATGCTTTTTCATTAGTAATAATAGACGAACCAGGTAATTGCATATTTCTAACTTTGAAAAATTTAACTTTCTCATATTTACTTAATTTTTCTTGTAATATCTTTATTCTTTGACGAACTATTGATAAGGAATTAGTTAAATCATTATTCACATTAATATAACTATTTATTTGTTCTACTAAACTATCTATTTTTAATTGTAAAGTATCTTTATTTTTAAGATAAATATTATTTAATTCTTTTACACATTTAATTTCATTATTTAAATCTGAAATAATCTTATCATTTCTTCTTTTATATTCAATCATTTCATTTTTAATCATAAATAATAATTCATCTTTAGTTTCCGTTTTACATACTCTCGCATTTATTTCTGGAAATTCTTTCGCAAAATCATGTGTTGTATGTATTGTTATTAAACGCTTCGGATTATCCCATATATTACCAGTTTCTACTACTGATTTACCCCAATTTTTACCTATATTTTTCTTTTTATTTGATTGAGTTTGTAATGCTGAAGTTAATGACGGAAAATCATTCATTATCTATTTATAAATAGATATTATGATAATGGTAATTATCAATAATTAATAAAAAAAAGCATTTTTTTTATAATTCAAATTTATTATCATTCACTATTTCAATAATACGCTTGGCCTTATTGGTATTAACATCATTTCGGGTTTCATTTTCAAAATTTTCGTCAATATAACTTGGAAAATTCTTTATATCATTATTATCATTATTATCATTATTATTATTATCATTATTATTATTATTATTATCATTGTCATCAATAATATCAATAATATTATCATCAATATAGTCAATTGTATTGTTAATTTGTTTTTTAAATATACAGAATATACTATGTTTATTCCATAAACAGTCTATAATAAATAGATAGATAGCAGTAAAGACAAATGTTATTAATATATTTCGTGTTGAAATATAAAGAATACTTGCTACAGTTAATGTTCTAAATATGGTTGAACGGAATATTTTTTCATGGTCTTGGCTAATATCATTTAAAATATACCGTCCTCCGCAATTAATGAAAAATACACATATCGCTGTTATAATTGGATTATTATTTAAACCAAATAACAAATCTTGCATTAAAATTGACATAATTTATTATATTTTTATTAAGTATTCTTATTAAATATTTTTATTAAGTATTCTTATTAAGTATTCTTATTAAGTATTCTTATTAAGTATTCTTATTAAGTATTCTTATTAAGTATTCTTATTAAGTATTCTTATTAAGAATTTTTATTAAGTATTTTTATTAAGTATTTTTTTTAAATTTTTATTATTATAATTATTTTATATATGAGAAAATATAATATACAATTAAACTTATTTTATCTACACATAATTTTTATCTAAACATATATATATACTCTTATCTTTATATCATTTTACCGTTTATTAAAGTCGCATCTTTATACCAAGTTGCAATATTTGCTCCATAATTAATATCAATAAAAAACCCGATAATATATATAGTAATAACATTAAATATTTATCTACCATATTCTCATTTAATTCATTATCATCATCATTTAATGTATTCGCATTCTTATTTGAATTATTATTCTTTCTAACTTTATTTTGTCCCAAATTATTTTTTAATAATGGCTTCTCGGGCTCTGCAGTATCATCCATCACATCATTCGGATTATCATAATCAACTACATTTGTTGCAATATTCATAAAATGTCTATCATTTAATGCACTATGTGCATCTTTAATACTATTCTTGTTTTTACCTTTCTTTAAATAATCTTCATCAAGAATATATTTTTTTAATTCATAATCTACTGGCAAATCAATTTCAGGTTCAAATGACGCTAAATTAACTTCACTCACTCCTGTAATATTATATGGTTTAATCGCAAATTCCTCTTCAACTTCCATTTCAGATTTACAATCTTTAGTTTGCTTATATAAACGCGTTTTAGGAACATCATTTGTAGTCATTATTTTATTATTATTTTCATTTGATGTCCCGTCAAATTGTGCATATTTACCTAAATTTTTATAAGCATGGGCACGTCTTGGTTTTGCACGAGTTTTTGCCAAATTACATATAGATTCCTTTTCTACATTTAATAAACTTAAATCAGTTGATTTATCATTTGAAGTATTACCATATAACTCATCTAATGAACTATAACCTAATGAATTCATTTTTTTTATTATTAATTATATATTTTATTATTATAAATTTTTATTTATTATATGTTTAATTTTTATTTATTAAATGTTTAATTTCTATTATATTATTAAAATAATTTTTATTTATTATTAAATATAATTCGGATTTTCAGAAATTCTGAAAATCCGAATCCTTCTATATCGCAAACGCCAAACCCGCCATACCCGATAATATACGTAAAACATTATAGCCTAACGCATATACACGTGCTTTATGAACTATCGATGAACGTAATGTTAAATATAATTTAACATCATCAATACGAGATAAATTACATACACCAGACGGTTGATGTTCTTCAGGACGTAATGCAAATGAATATACATTTATCCCTTTATCTGACGGAATACGAGTATGATTTTGATATGGCTGCACTAAATTAAAATATTCTCCTGTTCGTTCTTTAAATCTTTCTTGACCATTCATTTCTAAATATGCTGATATTACAGGATTTACAGGATATTGTTGTATATTTGCTGTCAATAAAGCTGCTTGGGTAGTCTCAGATATATATTGCCCAGCATCTGTATAAAATTGATAATCTAAATAACAATGAGACGCATTTGTTTCTGCATCATCAAATACAGCATCTCCATCAGTCGCTTGTAATTCTTTTTCTGTTAAATTTGTATTCGGCTGTATCACCCAAAATAATTCTTTAATTGTATGATTAAAGTGTAAGTTTATACCATATGGCGTATTCGCTACTGGCGTAATCGCTTCCTCTCCAGTATATTGTAATTGCTCTATTAAATATTCATGACTTGTTTGCGAAAATCTTCTACGCTCATCAATATCTAAATATATATAATCAACCCATAAATATATAGAACTAAATTGAAATTCACTTAATAATTTTCTTGCCACATTTATATTATTGCTCAGTGGCTTTTTTGTGGTTATAGTATTCGCAGTATTTTGTCCAATAGTAAATATAGCTTTATTATCCAACCCACCAGGTGAATATGTGCTCACTAATGACATCATACCATAATATTTTGCTTCATTTAATTCTATATTAATTCTTATATCATGATATTGTAATGCAATTAATGGTAATGCTAATCCTGGATTACGACAAAACCAAAATTCTAATGGAATATTGATTTCATGAGACGGAATAAATCCTTTTTTATCATAATCAGTGGGATTTTGACTCATTTTATCAGACAAGCTTGATTCACTATTTTGTATCTCATTATATGAAAAAGAAAATCCAGAATAACTATACGGTTTGAACTTCGGATTAGTAGTCCCCTCGCCATCACCTATTAATTGCGAAAATCCATCTTTTTTAGATTCTTGTAATGTTAATTCATTCCAAATATTCATCCAATCTCCGTAATGTTTATCAATTTGCTGACCTCCAATCATTAATTCACAACTTTTCAATAATACATAACCAAATTTTCTTGCTAAATGTAAAGTCGCAGTAGTCGAAGTAATACCATTAAGCTGATTATCAAAAGTAATCGATATATCTGGTATAGTCGCTGTTAACCACATCTTATGAATTAAATCACCATTTCTTGATATTGTCGCTGTTAATTTAGAACCCGGTTCTGGTTTTCCATTAAATGTTTGTTGAATAGACTCTATTGCAAAATTAGTATGTCTTTTATAAAGAACTTTAAAAAAAGTAATTTGAGGATTCCCCGTTAAATATAAGTCTTGGGCACCATAAGCAGCTAACTGAATTAAACCACCACCCATTATTTATTATTTTTTTTATTATTTAATTATTATTTAATTATTATTTAATTATTATTTAATTATTATTTAATTATTATTTAATTATTATTTAATTATTACTTATTGTTTATATATACTTCTCAAAAAAAATAGATTATTATATTTTTATGAAATATAATAATTATAAAAATAATAAAATTAATTTACGTTAAAAATTAACTTGCATTTATCAATTCATGATTAATTTGCAAAAGCAAGGCCACCCATACCACTCATTATCCTTAGAACATTGTAGTTAGTTGCATATACACGAACATTGTGTGTTTCGTTGTTGCGAAGAGTTAAACGGAGATTTGCTTGGTCAATACGAGACATATTGCAAGTTCCAGATGGTTGGTGTTCTTCTGGTTTAAGTGCAAATGAATATACATTAATACCTTTATCAAGAGGCGCACGAGTGTGATGTTGGAATGGTTGAACTACATTGAAATATTCACCGCCACGAACTTCAAAGCGATCATGACCATTGAGTTTGATTTGTGCATTTACTACTGGGTTAACTGGGTATATGTCTTCATTTACTACACGTTTTGAAACAAATTTAGTATCTTGTGTAGAATCATTATCATTTTCACGGTAAAATTGATAATCAAATTGACCATGTGAAAGATTTGTAATTGCTGCGGGTGCTGCGGGTGGATATACTATATAAGTATCTGTTCCCGAATCATTAACATTTACAGCAAATGATGTTCCAACTGTTGCAGTATTTGTGCTTTTATCAAAAGCTGTAATTAGTTGGGCTGTTTGTGCTATACCATTATCAATATATACAATATACCATCCAGTTAAATCTACATCACCATGAGCTGCTAATATTACATCAAATGTAATTGGTGTTCCGTTTGGTGTTGCTACGGCTCCTGAATAAGTATCTGATGCATATGTGGTTTCAGTAAGATTATTTGCTGGTTGTGCAACCCATACAAGTTCTTTAACTGGGTGGTTAAAGTTAAGATCAATAGTTGAGTTAACTGCAGCAACAGTTTCAGAAGTATTGAATTGAAGTTGTTCAATAAGATATTCGTGAGAAGTTTGTGCAAAGCGACGACGCTCATCAGTATCAAGATAAATATAATCAACCCATAGCGAGCATGATGAAAGAGAAAGAGAAGTAAGAAGAGCACGTTTATAATAATGAACATCACCATCAACAGTGTCTTTTCCGAGTGGTAAAGTAAAAGTTTGTGCAGAAGTTCCTATCTTTATAGTTGCATGAGCTGCTTGATTAGTTGTATCCACAACAGTATGATTAACTTTAAAATCAACAGATATCATACCAAGATATTTTGATTCATTTAATTCAACATTAACTTTAACTTCATGGTATTGTAGTGCAATAAGTGGCAGTGCAAGGCCAGGATTGCGGCAAAACCAAAATTCAAGAGGAACATTTACTACTTGTTCTGGTATTACACCCACAGTTCCAGATGCTGACATTTTCTCAGCACTTGTAAATCCTCCATAAGTAAATGCTTCAAGTTCTTTGTGTCCATTTGTTGCAAATTCACCATCACCAACAAGTTTTGTATATGCATCACGTTTTGATTCTGGAAGAGAAAGCTCATTCCAAATATTCATCCAATCACCATAATGTTTATCAATTTTTTGTCCACCAATTTCAAGTTCTACATTCTTAACAAGTGCAAGACCAAATTTACGTGCAAGATGAAGTGTTGATGTTGCTGATATAGTACCAACAGTATTACCATCATCTTTAAATGACATACTTACTTCTGGAATTGTTGCACGTAGCCACATACGAGATATAAGATCACCATTACGTGATATAGTGCATGATGCGCGTTGTCCTACATTTGGATTTCCATTGAAAGATTGTTGGATAGATTCCATTGCAAAGTTAGTATGGCGACGGTATACAACTTTAAAAAATGTAATTTGCGGGTTTCCTGTAAGATAAACATCTTGTGCCCCGTATGCTACTAATTGCATAAGACCACCACCCATTTTTAATGAATTATAATATATATATAATAAAAAATAATGTATTTTTTTTTATTATAATCTTTAGAAATTTTTTTTTTATTAAAATA